GACATACTCTGGGCGAACATGAAGCGTCAGACTGAACAAGACTTTGAACTTGTGATTGTAGATGGATTGTGGAAAGAACGGGAGGAAGAGGTAAAAGCCTACATCAACGACCCGAGACTAAAGTACATCAGGCAATCTGACAAACGCGAAGGTGCACACACCAACTTAGCCCATGCAGACAATGAGGGATTCCGCGCCTGCACAGGCGAACTTATCGTTTGTTTACAGGACTACATTTGGATTCCACCAGATGGACTAGAAAAGTTCTGGTATCACCACAAGAGACTTGACGGGAAAGCTCTGATTGGTGGTGTTGGCGACCAGTACTCAAAACCCTCAAAGGAAGATATTACCGATCCTACAGGCAAAGTTACCATCTTCGAGAAACCTTATACCAGACGACCAGAGGTAGTAAGCTATGCCGACCCACACAAGAGAAGCGAGTTTGGTTCTTTCTATGAGTGCTACCCTCCCGATTGGGAACTTAACTGGTGCTGTATTCCAAATGCTGTTATTCGCGAGCTGGGAGGAATGGACGAGCAATATGACTTTGAAGGCTTTGCTTATGACAACGCCAACATTGCTATCCGTGCTAACATGCTTGGATATAAGGTGTATCTAGATCAGTCTAACGAGTGCATGGGATTTGATCATGACGGCTGGTGGCCGAACCCACTGAAGGTAGAAAGAGTGTCACCGGCGGAATACCACATGAAGGTGTTAACCGAAATGCGTGAGGGGAAGCGCCCTATTAGATTGCCATACCTTGATTGACAGGCTATACTAAATCAGTTCAACTTTGAAAGTCAGGACGCTTAGCAGGCGTCCTTTTTTGTGCCATATGGACATTACTGTAATACCAGAAGTAAAAAGTAAAGCTGAACGGGTATCTTTGGCCGGGAAACTTCCAAAGCCGATACCCGTTTATGAGGCAGAGAGAAAAACTCTTTCAGATGCAATCGCAACCTACGACAAAAAGCTTCAAAAACCAAAAGTATATACTCAAAATCCAACAAGCCACGCAGAAGTTAGGAAGGCTATTCAATACCGCACTCCTTCAGCTGAAGTTATGGTTTCTGATCCTCTATACAACAAGATTGGAAAAGTATTGGGAGTGGATACTGTTCATGAGTGGGGTAAATACTACGACAAAATATACGACCTTGCACAAATTGCAAGGGAAAAAGGCGTGAAGGAAGAAGAGATTCCGAACTTTATTTACAAAAAGGCAGGAGAAGCTCCACAAGTTGGAGCAAAACGAATAGACGATGTGTATACATATCTTCGTATGGGAACATATTCAAACCCCGTAAAGACTGTTACCAAGACAGTTGTCAGATATCGCACGCGACCACAAGAAAATACAACCACTTTTGTTAATAAGTGGATTAAGGAGGCATTGAATGTCAACAAACCATAGAGGCGGAAACATACAAAACGAGATTACACTTGAAGAGCATGACGGAACCAACAACGCCAAAAGAACGACATTGGTTTCAGCCTCTACAATTTATGCGGTCGTCAACACAGGTGCAGCAAATGCCGGAAACGTTACCCTTGACCCGGGAAGCAAAACCCAAATAGCAGGAAACGTAACTCTTTCTGACGCTAAAACATTTATAGGTTTAGTTACGGCTAAAGCTCTCCTTTATGCCTCAGACGGAACAGCGTTTAATCACTCTGGCGGAAACCTTTTGGTAAACGTACAAAACTTTGCAGTCGGTCAATATGGAGGCCAGGCCACAACCGCTACCAATCTAACCTCAGCACTGGTATTTGCAGAGAACCTAATTTTAAAAGAAGGAACGTGGCAAAGATGGGACGGGAGTGTAACTATTTCGCATCCTATTTCTTTAGCAGGCAATGTCACTCTATCTGACCCCAAGACCTACATTGGACTAACCACGACGACTCTTGGCGCGGGAGACAGATATATAGGTTTGGCAACAGTTACTCACGCAGGAAACGTCACATTAAATGCCTCAAATGCAAATATAGGATCGGTGTCCATACTTGGTGGTTCTCTGGGTATCACGGGGAATGTTACACTCTCCGACCCTAAAACGTTCATCGGACTTGTTACTACTCAGGCAGCAGACCCGAAAGGATATATCGGTCTTGTCACTGTTACCCAAGCTTCCAACGCCCGCACAATCACTGGTAACGTTACTCTAAGTGACGCTAAAACGTACATAGGTTTGGCAACAGTTACTCTTGATAATTCAAGAAACATTGGTATAGCAGGAAACGTAACTCTTTCTGACGCTAAAACATTTATAGGTCTTGTGACCGCGTGGAGTAGAAATGCGGGAACAACAAAAACGCTTGTGTCCCTACCTGTAGGACTGGGAAACAACAGTTTGGCTACAGTTGCAGTTCCTACTAACTCTCAAAAAATAAACGTTACCAACTTTCTTTTAAGCTCAAACGTCACAACTGAAATAGCAATCAAGTCTGGAGTGACTTATCTTACCGGGAATGCTTCTCTTGGTGTAACTCTTTTCCCTGGTGGAGGCTTTGAACTTCCAGGTTCCCCTGACTCTCCAAGCTGGATCGGACTTCCGTCCGGCGCATTGGTAGTCGAAAAGAGAGATCCAGGAGGAACAGTGTCAAAGATTGGTGGAGGATTGATATACTTTGATGAATAGAGAATATGGCAAGACTTTGGACATCAGGATTTGAATGGCAATCTGTTGCCAACGGGCGTGAGTGGCAAAGTACAGCTACTGGCGGAACTGGAGGAAATGTTGCTATAAACACATCAATAAAAAGAAGCGGTGCCGCTTCAATTGAATTCAGTTCAGCAGCAGATGCATCAAACTACATAGAGATCCTATACAACGCAACTGACGTTGTCACGTACATCAGAATCTACGCTTTCTTTCAGAGCTTCCCAACTTCTACAGGTTCTTTAATTCAGCTTGTAAGTTCAGGCAGTGATGTACAGGCGGCAGTTGGTGTCAGAACTACAGGAGTTCTAGAGCTTTTTGATGGTGATATCGCAGGAACCTCAAGAGGGACATCAAGCGCCTTGGATGCTGAAAAGTGGTATGGAATAGAGTTAAAGGTGCAAAATGGAGGATCGCCTGAAATTGAAGCTAGAGTTTGGGAAGACGGCGTTAATACACCTTCTGTCTTTGCCTCAGGTGTAATGACTGCCACGGCAAACGCAAATACAGCAACAATAGGAATGGCAGACTTCGTAGCAGATTGTGTTGTCAATATTGATGATTGTGCTATAAACGACACTTCGGGGACTGCTCAAACTTCCTATCCAGGAGAAGGAAGACTTGTGATGGCTCGACCAACAGGAGCAGGAGACAATGCAGCTGATTTGGGAGATGCAACGGCAATTGATGATACAACCCCCAATGACGCAACTGACTTTATTGATCTTGATACCAATACCTCAATTGGAGACTATGCAATGACTGACTCTTCTTCTTTGGGTATAGACTCTTTTGATAATATAAAACTCGTTCAAGTTCTTTGTAGAATCAGAGAAGAGTCAGCGGCCACAACCTCGTATCAGCTTAGACTAAAATCAGCGTCTGGAGGAACAACATCAACGTCAACAGCAACAGATGCAGGTAACACTACTTGGAGAACTAACCCCGCATCCAGTACAACCCCACTTTTCCATAGATTAATCTCCTATACCGACCCCACAACCACTGTTGCGTGGACTCCTACGGGCACAAATTCAATCGACAACATGCAAGTAGGTGTAGCCTCGCTAACCGCAAACGACATTGATATCTCTACTCTTTCAGCCTACATTGAATATACAGAAGGAACAGCACCAGGAGGAGGAGCAGTTCGACCGACCGCTTACATGACTACCAATACAGGGTTTTGGGGTATGTAAATCTCTTGCTTTTGGATAGTGGTAAAAGTAGAATGATGTTTAAGGTACATCCTTACAGGACAGACCGCGCAATACGTGCGGTCTTTTTTATTGAGGGGAGGTGAAAGACATGAGCATGATTTACGATTTATCAAACGAGTACGGAGCCAGAATTATTGGCGACGGCGGGGAAGACGCAAACGGTGTAGCACAAGTTACAAGCGCTTCGGCTTCGATCCCAGCTCTTAGAGTAGGAAGAACAGTTGCAGGATCAACAACTATTGCAGCATTGAGAATCGCAGGAACAAGCACAGCAAGCGCAGCAGTATTAGGATTTGGAGGCGGATTTGTTTCCGTCACTTCAATTCTCGGTATCGCGGCAACAGGAGCAGCAATAGCATTCGATTACCTACTCCCCGTTGAATTAAACGGTGTAGTACGTGGTATCCCGCTTACAAGCTTGATAAGTGTTCCAGGTGCAGCAGCATTCTAATAGGAACGTGCCGACCGGATAGGTCAATCATGAGCATGTTTCTCACATTTAGATGGCAGTACAAACACTACAGCAAATCCAGGATCAGATTGCCTTCGAGATAGACGGTAATGCTTCCATCTCGACAAGCACTTCTGACTGGGGATATAGACTTTATCCCATAAATAGGGCTCTTTCTGACTGGGCGGAAACGTACGACTGGGAGGTTTTGAAGAAAGTCCACAACGGTCTTATATCCACCTCGACGGCTAATGCTTCGTATGCTCTCCCTTCCGACTTTAGAAAGCTAGACGGTTTCCCTCGCGTAGGTAACGCCATTGGTCTAACAGAACTTACCGCAGTTGATCCAAGCAAGACGACTCAATACGTTGACACCGATGGTTATGTAAACATATTAGGAAGTAACAACGGCGGCTATGTTATGTTTATCCACGCTGGTACACTCTCTTCCGGTGCTTCAGTGCAGTTCACTTACTACGCTTCACCTGTTTCACTTACTTCGACAGGAAGCCTTACCGAGTGTCCAGACCCTACCTATTTGGTACAGCGCTCTCTTTACTACATCTACAAAGCCAGAGAAGACGGCAGGTTTCCAGAAGCAAAGGCTGAGGCAGAAAAGATACTAGCCCGCATGGTAGAAAACGAAAACGTATTGGGAGTTGGTTACAAGGATAGAAACGTTGGTAACTGGCTTAAGGACAAACATCATTTCAGAATAGGAAGAGACTAAATGTGCCAAACTTTGATCTTAAAGAACCGCCATACAAACCGCCGAAAACCTTACAGCTAGACTGGAAGGACTTCAAGGGTGGTTTAAATACGCTTCTCAGACAGACCGAGATTAAAGACAACGAGCTAGCGCAGGCCAGTAACCTCAAACTTGTAGGTTTGGGAGTTCCTACCAAGAGGGAGGGAACCGCAGACTACTTTCTTACCGCTCCATCAGTCGCAACTGGAGCACAACGAGTACGAGGATTGAAAGGCGTTCTTTTTTCCTCTGGTGCCTCTGGGATCAACGAGTTGTTGGCACTGTCGGACTATGGCATTTTGGTCAAGAAGTCCGGCGCGAGCTATATCGAGATTCCAGGGGCTTCATATGCAAGCGGATATAATGCCGAGATGGTTCAGATATTTAATAACGTCTATATCACCAATGGCATAAACGCATTGACCAAGTACGGTGGTACGACTATCTCACCTTTTGTCAGTATCTCCCGGCCTACAGGAGTAGCAGCAACAAACCTATCAGGAGTATCAGGAACATTCACCCGATCTTTCCGTGTCAGTGCATTCAACGCTGTAGGAGAGACCATTGCTTCAGATTCTGTTCTCTTGGCCAATACCCCACAAGATTTAACAACAACATCAGTCCGAATTACATGGACAACATCTTCCCCTGCTTCTTTGGTTTTAGGATACGGCGTGTATGGATTTGACCAGGGTGACGAAAGATTAATTACAACAGTAGACGCCTCGACGACACGGTATGACTATCTTGGAGATCCAGAGCCTTCCCAGCTTGTATTTCCTCAAGCAGCGGATACAACCGGTGGCCCAGTTGCGAAGTACGTGATTACTCACAAAGACAAGATTGTATTAGGAAACATTCAAAACTTTCCTTCTCGAATCGCTTGGAGCGGTGGAGGCAGTAACGTAGACAAATTTAATTGGCGCTTTGGCGGTGGGTACATCGACATTGACAAGGACACAGGAGATAGAATAACTGGGTTGATTGAATATCAGGACTCCATTGTTGTTTTCAAAGAACGCTCTGTCTGGCAGGTTACACTATCCACTCAAGAATCCTTAGTAATACCAACGGTCAAAATGATTATCAGAGGTGTGGGCTGTGTATCTCACAGAACCATTAGACACGTTGAAAACGACGTGTTTTTCCTTTCCCGCCGAGGTGTATTCACACTAGGAAACGAAGCAAACTATTTGGCCAACGTACTTCGTACCAACGAACTATCGGCGAAGATACGCCCACTCTTTGAAACCCTATCACCGTCGCAGTTGGAACAAGCATGTGGCATTTACCACATGAATAAGTACAGGCTCTCCTACCCCACTTCGGGAACGTCCAAGAACGACAGTGAAGTGATATACGATCGGGAGCGTCTTGCTTGGATGGGGCCGAACACTCCACCTGCTGTCCCAGCAGTATACGAAACCTATTTTGACGGAGATAACCGGGAGAACCTTGTGTGGGGAGACACAGACGACAACTTTGTTACTCAGTTCTCCTCGGCGTTCCCTAACGACAAAGGAGTCAAAATCCAGACCTCGCTTCTTTCCAAAAAGACAGCTTTCCAAAACCCATTCCGTTTCAAACAAGTCAAGAATTTGTACTCTAACTGGCGGAACGTATTTGGTACGCCATTCGTGAACATCATTCTTGAGACCCGAGACGGAGCGGTAGGAAGTGCCCAGTCCTTTACTATCTCAGCCTCTTCCGCCGGCGTTGGCTGGGGATTTGATAAGTGGGGTACTTTCAAGTGGGGTACTTCTGCTGGAGCGGGAAGCGCTGAGGCAAGTAATGACCTAGTTAGGCGTACCAGAGTGAACAAGATCGGACGCACTGTCCAAATCGAAGTGACCACGACGGGCAACAACGACAAGTATGAACTCTTGGCTTTGCAATTACAGGCGCAGGAGCTTGGAGAAGGAATTATCCCAAGTGACTGGAATACCAACTAGTTTTGGTGTAGCATTTTAACTATGGCAGCTAATCTACCACGACCTTCAACAGAAGAGAACGTTTCTTCAACTCTCTCAGCTGGTATAACTGATGTTGCCACTACTATCACCATCGCCGACGCTTCCAAACTAGTGGCACCATGCTACCTGGTCATTGATCGCGTTGATTCCTCAGGTACTCTTAAGTCAACCTCTCTTTGGGAGTACATCAAAGTTACAAACATCGCAGGAAACGACTTAACGGTTACTCGCGCTCAAAACGGGTCAACCGCCCAGTCTCATTCCTCTGGATCTGTTATAGAGGCAGTCGTCACAAGTGCACACTTTGAAGATTGGTATAACGTTCTTAATCCGGAACACGACGTTTCAGGAGGACACGTCATTACAGGAACTATGACAGTTGCAGGTATGAACCTAGCTTCAGTTGCAACTATTGCGGTTGCGTCAATCGGAACACTAAACGCAAACACATTCACGCCAACATCTCTGACCATGTCTACCCTTGTGGTAACTTCTATTGCGTCAATCGCCCGAGGAGAGTTTAAGGCCATAAACGCTTCTTCCGTTGCTTCCATTGCACTCCCGAGGTCAAGCGTATCCAACCAACATATTTCCCTTCCGGTTCTGGGATATGTATCAACTACAAGCGATGTTAATACAAACTCTTCGTCATACACTGACATTACTGGGGCGGTTGTAACAATATCTCCAACTGTAGCCTCAAACTTAATTGTAATGGCACAGGTCACAAGTTATAACGATACGGCAAACGGATCGCAAAATTTGTTCGTAGTTACCTTAGACGGAGTTATACAAGGAGCCGACCCTGCAATGACTGCGATACAGCAGGACAATGCAACGGGAAACTACAACATAACCACAAGTTATACAGGATTAATAAGTGGAGCAACGGCGGCACCTCATGGTATAAAGATACGTGGTAAAGTAACTGCTGGAACAATGCACACCACACACGCTTCACTAATTGTGATTCCATACGCGCAGTAAAAGTGTCTTGACTTCGGAGTATATAAAGCTCTATTATTAGCAAAAGTCTAATCTTGAAGATGAAGGCGACCGAAAGGCCGTCTTTTTTAGTGCTCTAAGACTTTTGGTAGAACTAAGAAGATAAGTGTGGTTAATACTAAGATTGGAGGAAATACAGCCCATGTTAAAAGCATGACCTCCGGCATACCGAAGGCGAATAGGTTGGAAAACATCCAAATCAACAGAACTGAATAGACGAAATATCTGAATGTTCGATCAAGTAACCGTATCATTATAGGATTATAACAATAACATGCCATTATTTCAACAAGGTACAACAAAAATAGGCGGCTTTCGCCTTCCAGACTTTGGTATCTCAGAACGTCTGGGGATCGGCCAAGGCAATCAAGCCGTCCGACAATCCGGCGCCCTTGCATATTCTCCACCTCAACAAGCAGCATATTCACCACCCTCTTCACCACCAGGTGGAGGATTTGGCGCACTTAACCAACGCGGGAGCGTATTAGGTGCAACAGCACCAACGGTCAACACTCAATTGCGCGGCTCAGGTGTATCAGGTGGTGGAACGTCCCAAATGGCCGGACAGCAAACACAGCAAGACAACATAAACAGGCAAGTCGACGACTTTGGACAAATCATTGACCGAGACTACGAAACCACAATGGGAGCATTGTCAGGCCAGGAGAGCGGCCTCAGAGGACAAGCAGTCACCAATCTATCCGTTCAGGATACGAACCGGCCAAAAGCTCTATTACTCAAGAACAAACCAACAGAGAGACAAACCTTAAAGGTGAAGAGTCAACAGCACAAAAACAACAGTCTTCAGCTCTTCAGCAAGCCCGAGATCTTTATAGACAACTCCAACAGCAAAACATCGCTCAACTCTCAGCCAGCGGACTTTCCAGCTCTTCCGTAGCAGAGGCTCTTTCAGAGCGCTTGGGAGTAGAGACCGCCAGAAGAATAGCAGGCGTAACCGGATCTACTCAGGAGGTAATGCAAAACATCGCTCAAGAACGTACACGCGTACAACAGTATTACGATCAGAAGCGAAGTGAGTTGGAAACAAACCTTTCTTCGCGTCTGGGAGAGTTACAACAAAACCTCATGAGTGGACTTAACCAGATCAATCAAGCCAGGCAAACAGCAGCGTCAGACAAAGCCAATCGAAGACAAGAGCTCTTGAGCAATGCACAAAGTGCTATCGCCCAACTCCAAACACAAGCTCAACAGTTCTCCCAATCCCTTGAAATGTGGAACCAACAGAGGAGTTCGTCCCTCCAGGAAGCACAAGGGTTTGTTCTTAATCCGACAGACTTTAGTGGGCTTCAAAATTACGCACAACAAGTTTCCGCACTTCCAGAGGTCGCAGGCTTCGCAGCAGTACCACAGTTCGAGCAGGCAAAAGGAGGATACGTGAGACCAGGAATAAGTTATCAAAAGAAACAACAGGAGGATCCATATACGGCAGCATTACAAGCAGCAGGAATATAGCAATATGACATGGCAAATTTTATCCAACAAGCAAAAGACAAGCTTAATCAGTTTCTGAATACTCCCATTACGGCCAACGCCAACTCCTTTTCCGGTAAGGTAATAAATACTCTAAA